CCTGACTTTGTTTGAGAGCCTTGACGTTGGAGTCTATCTGCGACTGCTTCTTCGTCCGCTCTTCGTGGTTATTCTTGTCTAGGTATTGAAGCTCATCCTTCTGGGTGGCTATCGTCTGCTTGAGAGACGACATACGAGAGCGAAGGAGCTCCATGTTCTTGGAGGTCTTGGTTATATCATCATTGTCCAGCGAGTAGTCCAGCTGGGTGTTGATACGTGCCACAGCGAAGTAATCCGAAGAGAGGATTGGTGTATTTGGTTTATGACCGTTGTAGGCGTATACCTTCCCCTCCTTGACCTCCGAGAGCATCCTCGCCCCGAAGTCCGCCACCTTCCCGTAGAACGTGTCCAGAGGTTCACCACCATCTTCATTGATGAGTTCGTTGGTGAGGAACCAAGTAGGAGCGGACCACCTCTTAGAGGAGAGGTTGTACTCCTCGTTCACCGCCTTGAAGTAGATGATGTTCACCTCATTGAACCCTACCCCTACGGATATAACCTTTTCCTTGAATGGGTCGGCGTATACCTCTAGCTTAGATTCCACGAAAGGGTACTGACCGCCTATATCCAGACGGACACGGATTCTCTTTGTCGCTTGGTCTACCTCTACAACATCCAGTACGCTCTCCTCAAACCGTACCTTATCTCCTACCTTCAATAAGACGCTCTTCAGGACGTTTCCGTTCCTGTCCACCTCGTTGTAGGATAGGGTGTTCAGCTCTAGGTACTCAACCCCATTTGTAGTGCTGGTATTGATAACGAGGAAGGAGCCATCCACCTTCTGGGCGAGGATAGGGAAGGCAACCTCCTCCTTGTCTTCATAGAAAGCGATGGACTTATCCGAGAGAAGCTGTTTCAGTTTGATATACTCCAGCTCCTCGCTCTTCAGGGTAGGGAGGGTCTCTTTGAAGAAGGTCATCACCTCCTTGTTCTTTGCGTCGAGGATAATCCTAGAGGCAAGCACCCTGTCGGAGAAATCATCTATCTTCCCTTTGAGGTTGTAGTTCACCTTTATCCTAGGGAACATCATATCCTCGAAGAAGAAGTTGGAGTCCACCATGAATGACTTAGGGGCAGTGAGCTCCGAAACATCATCAGGGGCTATCGCCACCGCCGTTGCTTTTATCTTCCTCTTCGTCCCGTCGGAAAGGACAATCACCCCCTCTCCTGAGAGCAGGGCATTCACCGCCTTCCTCGTGGCTTCCCCGTCCCTTATCACCTTCCCATAGGTAGGTAGGGTATGGGTCTTCTTTGTTTTTCCATCACGGCCCTTGATGTCTATGCTTACAGAATCTTGGTCTGAGGTTAGGGACTTCGTTACGAGGGTGAGTCCTCCCATAGCATCGTTCACGGTGTCTATGAGGGTGGTCACGGTCTCGGAGAAGGACCCTTTATTTTTTTCTTCTGCCATATCTTTTCTTCGTTTGTTCTACACTACGCCTATGCCTATCTGCTTCTTGCCGTTTATATACACGTCAATGACAGCGTAGTCCCACCCCTCTTCGTGGTGACCAAACCCCACCTTACAAGAGATAGGGTAGTCGGGGTAGGCAGGGGCTATATACACCGCTATCTGTGAGTTTATCTCCGTCTCTAGGGCTGAGGCGTCTAGGTTAGTAGAGAACACTAGGTCCTCCACCCCTACACCGAAGTTATAGTTTCCTATCACCTCCCCCTTACGTGTAGAGAGGAGTACTCTCACCTGAGTGAGAATCTCCTCGTACACATCCGAGAACTCTATTATATCTTCCCCTTTGTAGTTGGGGTCTTGAGGGTTGCGTATGTATATATCCCTTAGCATAGGTCTTGGGTGCTACTTCACTTTGTCTTCTAGGGTCTTCAGCCTTGTTTTGATGTCAGGCATGGTTGTCTTGATAAACTCCTTCACCTGTTCGTGGTCAGACTCTATCTTAGATAGGGCTGAGTTGAACCTTGCCACATCCGCCACAAGCCCTGACACATCTCCTCCTAGCTCACTCTTGATTTTGTCGAGGACCTGCTTCTGCGCCTCGGAGAACTTCATTCTCTTCAGGTCATCCAGAGTCTTCTCCACCTTATCCATCTTCAGGGCTAGGGAGCTGTAGTTATCCTGCACCACCCGCATCTTATCGTTCATAGAAAGCAGAGCCTTATTGTTCTCCTCCATGATTTCTATCGACCTAGAGAGGGAGTAGAACACATCCCTATACTCATTCAGAGCGAGATGGGCGGAAGTGGTCTGGTCGTGGATGATGCTCCCTGTATCGTCTATGGTGTCGAGGGTCTTGACATTGATTTTGAATGAATACCCATTCCCTATAGAACTAGGAGATGACATCCTCTTGTTGTAGGTTGGGATGGTCATGGTGAGCTGGTCGATAGGTAGTGGGGTGGTATTGCTCCCCACCGCTGCCTTCGCTCCATTTACGAACACCACTCCATATAGGTTGGTTGCTAGGGCTTCCGTCCCTTCGCTATTGTATATGGTGTAGTAGATAAGGATTGTGTTGAACTCAAAGCTCCTATCACTCGTCGTGCCTAGGTTCTTGTCGATGGCGTTTGACATCGCAAGGCTATCGTAGGTGAGGGACTCATCACCGTGTATCCTTCTCAGGTCAGAAAGGTCCTTGACAAGAGATATACCATCTAGCCTACTCCTCTTAAACTTCTTTTGCGCTCCAGAGTGTCCTGGGTAGTTGATGGTATCGTCGAGGTAGTTACCCCAGTCCTCCATCTTCTTCACATCCACCTCGTCATCGACGATATAGACGGGCTTGTCCGCTACCTTCCACCCTGAATCCTTGGCGTAGTCTGGCTTGGTCATCTGCCACCAGTACGGTTGGTTATCAAAGGGTCTATCGTCGTACTTGGCATCACTGGCACTGACGTAGTAGTTCCCTGTCATGAGGGTTAGCCCCTGGAAGTCACCCAGAGCTTCTAGGTTCATTGTCTGGGTCTGGGTGTTGTCATGCCCCTCCAGAGCTCGTGAGCTAGCGTTGTATTGCTTCCCTGCCTTGTAGTTCCCGTCGAACCGAGAGACGAAGTGCATAGGGTTTGAGCCGTATGTGGATGGGCAGGAGATATACGTCTCGTTGTACATCCCAAACTCCGACCTGTTATTAGAGAATGCGTTTATCTCACCTATACAGTGCACCACCCTCCTATATTCTTTGTGGCTAGGTTCCGTCCACGTCTTTGTCTTTGGGTTATACACAAACCTTATTGCCCCTGTCTCCTTCAGCCATTTGAAGAACGCCCTCTCCGAAACTGTCTCTAGGGTATTGGCATTATAGGACGGGTCATTACGTAGGGTTGTCTCGAAGTTCAGGACGTAGTTCCTCAGGGATACAGACAGGAGCTGGGAGGCTGTCATCTGGTTATCCTGTAGCGAGTTCTTTAACCCTTGGATACGACACGCATCGAACACATTCTCCAGCAGAGGGTCTCCTCCTGCTATACGACCACCTTGTGTTGTGGGTATGTTAAGTAAAGCATAATGGGTGAGTGCCACCCTATTCTTCCTCTCGTTGAGGTTCAGACCTATATCCTCCATAGCAGAAGGGAAGACAACCATCGTCTCCCCTTCTGGTCGGAAGTCTTTTACAAGGGGTGTTTTATATTTCGTTGAGTATGACATTGCTTACAGCTTTAGTAGTTCCTTGATGATTTTCAAATCCGTCCTGACCTCTGCCATCTCCGTTCTGAGAGTCGTGACAGCCCTCTTCAGAGACTCTACTTCATTATAGGCTCCTGTGCTGAGACTACGTATCTCTGACACCTCGGAGTTGAAGTTATCCACCTTCGTAATGGTGGCACGGTAGACCTGCTCCATCTCCTCTATCTTGTTCAGGGTGGAGGCGAGGAGGGTCTTACGGATATACTCTGCCAGCTGTGAGTGCAAAGCTCCTGTTTCAGAGATATTTAACGTGCGTGCCTCAATAGTATCGAACGTCCCCTTGTTCGCAACCACCTCCTCATCGGTCCTTACGCCAACCTTCAGTTCCAGCTTCCCAGCTACTTCCTTGAAGAGCCTATCGGCGAAGTTCTGAAGCTCTTTGTTATTGTGAGTGATGACAGGCACAATAGATGATATAGGACTATTGGGGTAGACTGTCCTGAGCTGTTCTAGCATACTTTTATACCTAAATAACTGATATGACGTATTTAAGATAGGAT